ACCTTCTTCTGACATCCAATTTCGCCATGTAACACTATTAAAGTCATTGAGTCCTGCACACTCTTTTGACCATTTTACTAATGAATTATAGTTTGATAAATCTTCGTTTACCAAGAACTTAAATACAGCATCACCATGTGTTACTGATTCGCTTGTTGATTTTAGTACAGATCTACCGCCAGCAAATCCAGTAGGAATATTTATTGTGGGGTTTGACCAACCTGGTAAAGAAATACCTGTGCAGAAGTATGCCAAGGTTGGAACTCGCTTCAAACTAAATCTGAAGTTTGATGGATTAGAAAGATTTGTATCCGTAGGCATCTTATTATAGATACCGTTTTGATAATCTGCTGGTATTTCGTACATCACGCCTCCAATCTATATTTAGATATAAAAGAACAAGAGCGGCATTTCTGCCGCTCCTATTCCAAATGTGGGGTAACTTAATGCGTACTGTGAATCAGAAGAGGTTATTGACCTTAACGATACGATAGTACTGGTTGCTACGCGATGCATTGGTATCATCAACATCTGCGATTGGTGTGTTACCTGTTCCAAGAACGAACGGATTGTTGACCATGCCGTAGCGGGTCTTAAATCCAATCTTTGGCTGGAAGGTGTTTTCACCAACAGCGCGTACCATCTGTAGCGGAACATATGGGCAGTAGAACAGACCTGCATCATACGGACTCGAACCCTTATAACCGACACAGAAGAAGTCGGAAGCAAGAGTGGTTGAGTAGTAAGGATCAATGTAGACGCGAAGGCGACCATTGAGAACACCTGCGAAGGTGTTGCCCGTGTCATCAACCTGAAGGTTGGTGGACAAGGCTGGAGCATAGTCGAGAACACCCGACATGGCTAGAGCCGAAGCAACATCGCTAGAGCAGAGGACAAAATTGCCCTTGCCACGGCGAGTTTCCTTAGCAATCTGATTGCACTCACGCTCAATCTGGAACAGCAGACCCTTGAACTTCTCAACCGACCAACGACCGTTTGAGTCAACATTGAGGTCGAATACACCACGGGTCTGAGTTGTACCAGACTTGGCTCCCAACTTGGCGTTGCGATAAACAGTACGAACGACTTCGCGGTTGATTTCAGCAAGGATTTCGCTGGACAGAATATTGGCGAGTTCGGTCTCTGCATCGAGTCCGTGAATTGCCTTTAGATCCTGTGCGAGTTCCATTGTGTATTCAGCCTTGAGCGCACGGGTCTTTGCAGTAACCGTGGTCTTTTCGATACTGAATGCCATCTGAGCAAAATCATTGGTACGACCATCGCCTAGTGCTTCACCACCTGCTGTTGTCATACCGCGCTGAGTTGCTGTGCTATCGGCAACACCGGTTGCAAGGGTAGCATCTGATGCACCAAAGAATGGATCAACATTGTTCTGTTGTTCACCACCGGTGTAACCGATACCTGTGTATCCACCGCCACCCGCTCCAAAACCACCCATTCCGCTTAATCCACTGAACCGAGTGTCGGCTTCGTTGAACAATGCTTCGCCACCACCTTGTGCATTATAACGAGCGCGTAAAGCAAAGATAAGACCAGTTGGCCCGCTCATTGGCTGAACGCCACAGATGTCATAAGCAATGAGATTCGGCATCGCTCTACGAACGAGAGAGATGAGGATCGGATCCCACTTAGCAACACCACCGGTGTCATTCATTGCACCAGCACTGTTAGAAGGAGCAGCCTCGCGGAGGTATTGCTCTTGGTTCTCTAAGAGTTGAGTGGTAACTGTCTTGCGCCAGTTGTCCTTGATTTCGGGAAGTTCCGCGTGTTCGACGATTGCCTTCCACTTCTTTTGTAGCGATTCTGAGATGGTTAGATCCATTTTTGTCTCCTATGACAAATTAGTTGATTGAATATACTTAAAAGGTAACTCATTATTTAGAAATCGCATTGTTTTGCTTACTTGCGTGTGCGGTTTAAACGAGAAAGAGCATTAGCATAGACACTCATTGATTCGCTGATGTTTTCCACAGAAGGAACATCAGAACCATCGATTGAATCTCCGATTTCTTCCGAAAGATTTCCTTCAGTTACATCCGAATCAGTATCCTCAGAAGAGTTGGTTCCGAAATATGATTCACGAATGATGTCCAACTTGCTACGGAAGTCACTCTCGTCTTCAAAGGAAACTCCCTCTGCTAACTTCTTCAGTCTTTCTTTCTGAGTTTCTGCTAAACCATCGCATTGCTCGTCTAGAATATCAGAACGGCGAAGTTCGGCAACCTTCTTGCTGATTTCGACATTCTTAATAATCTGCTCATTGAGTTCGTTGGTGAGACCTTCGACCTTCTCTGCCATTTCATCAACAAGATCAACCTTAGCGGTTGGAACTTCGATGTTGTGTTCAAGGAAGAGTGAACGAAGACCTTCGATAAATTGTTCTGTTACCTCTGTACGAATGCCCTTCTCTACAGCGAGACGGTTTTCGGTCATCCATTCTTCGATGACATACGAGAGATACGAGTCCAATTGCTCGGTCAATTCATTCTTGATTTGCTCTTGTGCAGCAAGGATACGAGTGTCGAACTCAGTTTCGAGTTCTTCAGCAATGGTTTCGATGCGCTCATTTACAGCGGTTTCGAAAATGGTCGAAGCCTTGGTCTTGAAATTCTCGCTTAGATCTTCACCATTGAACATTGCGTCCATGTGAACAGCGAGGTCTTCCTTTGCCATGCGCTTCTTATCAACCGATGCTCTCTGCTTGGTTGCAGAGTCGCCATCACCTAATTGATCGACATCAAGTGGCTCAGGGATGATTGCTCCTTTACCTGTACCGTCTTGATACAGACCCTTATACTTGGCTGTTTCCTTTGGTAAAGTAACCTTACTAGCGGATGGATCCTGCATCTGCTTTTTAGCAGTTACATTTGCCATTCGAACTGCGGCTGTATCGCTAGCCTCGACAACGGCATCGTCATCATTGGTTTGCTCGTCATTATCGAGGATTTCCTCTTCAAGGATTTCTTCTACTTCGTTGTTGTTATATGAGTCCATGAACTCTCTCCTATTTTAGTGAGGTTGCTTGTTATTTATGCTTTTCTCAAAGTCCGCGTAGGAACTTGTTAAAAACATTCATCTTGGTTTCTTCAAGGTTTCTTGAAGAAGATTTACGGATGTCCTTTTTGATCTGCTCAATATCGGCTTCGATTAAGCGACCACTTTCCCAAATCCACTCTTTGCCTTCCATGATTCCACGGACAAAGGCTTCGGGAGCAGAGGGGTCGGCTACAATATCGGCGGCAGTAGCAAGTTGGAAGTCATCTTTAACGACATTTACGCCATTACGCTCCTCCAACGAACCCATACCACGGCTCGAAACTCCTAATTTAGCCCCCTCATCGATTAGATTTTTAACAATCTTACCATAGGGGGTATCCATAATCTTAGCGCGACCAATGAAATTTGAACCTTCTTGGCGTAGTTCGGTAATCATATGACTGACCCGCTCAAGATTGATAGTTGGGCCTTCAGGATGTCCGAGTTCTCCAAAGGCTCTCTTTTGCTTAACAAAGTTGTCATTGTAGCGACCAACCTCATTTTGGAGAGTTTCCATTGGATACCTACGCTTATTGCGATTGGTAATATTGCCTTGAAGAAAAATACCTTCAATGAAATAGTTCTTTTGACCAGGAGAAGGCTCCTCGGTTAAGACTTGGATGTTTTCGTTGATGTCACAGAATAGTTTCATTTGGGTCTCCGTGTTAGATTAGAAGGGAACGAATTCCAAATATGCGGTTACAATTGTTCCAGTAATAGGAACTTCAACTCTGAATGTTCCATCGGCAGGTGATTGTGCATTGTTCGGAAGAGTCATTCTTTCAAAATCAATTGTGCCTGAATTGTTACCGGCAAGCATAAATGCAGTTCCACCAGTTGCACCATATCGGAGAAGAACTCCTGAATTTCCGCTGATACCATATACAATTCTAGATAGATTTGCGGATGAATTGGTAATTCGTGCATCTATATTTGCGGCATCAAATGCAGAGTTCGTAATACCAAAAGAAATAGTTCCAGCAGTATCGCCATATACTCCAACCACACAACGATTTCTTGTTTGAACAATATAATTTGATGAATTAGCCATTATTCAGTCTCCTTTGATTTACCAAGGCAGAACTGAATTGCTGCCTCATGCGTTTTTCTTGATTCAATTACCATAGTTCGCAGAGCAACTTGATTTTCTTCTGACAATCCATCATGTGTTACAATTACTGCATTTGCGTGGTCAGGGGTAAGACGAATAACATCTCCATCCATTAAGCGAATTGTTCGACCAGTTCCCCTTGCAGTTTCACTAAGCATCTTAATGATCTTTGAAGTAGTTTCTGTGAGTTTATATGACTCATTCAGACTCTTGATATTAGAACGAATCTCTTCAACTTGTTCTGCACGGCATTCAATTTCAAGTTTAAATTCAGTTGTAGAAGGAACATCGTGCATCTTGATATCTGTTTGTGTAGACGCAAGATAACCAACGGCTTCATTGAGTCGCTCTTTGTTCTTGAATTTGTAGATGATTCTTGGCATTAACCTTTGTAGTTTTTCTTGATATGCGCGAAGAACCGTTTCTTCTCTCCATCAGATTTAAGATCAGATGGGCTTGAAATTCCAAATCGTTTCATAGCAGCCTTGAAGAACTTTTCATACTCGGCTTTATCACCTTCCTTGAAGGTAATGTTTTCTTTCTTGAACATATCCTTAAACTCATCAAGGACACCTTCAGATACGGTTTTAGATATAGTCTTTGGCATATAAGGATGAACTGGCTTTCCTGTATCATATGGATCAGGAATAAATGCACCCTTACCATGACCATCGTCATATAGACCACTATATTTATTTTTACCAACCTCTTGCTCTTCTTGCATCTTCTGCATACGCTCTGTGCGTATTTTACGGTATTGTTCAATACGAGCCATTGTGTCGCGGACAACGCGAGTACGCCCGTCAAGATCTACTTTCTCAGTTAATGGAAGGTCTTGTTCGACTGATTCCTTCTTTGTAACTGCTTGACCTTTATTTACAGTCATTTCGATATATTCCTTGGTCATCTCTGTAGCAGACTCTAAGCCGGGAAAGAAATTCCAACGAGTACCATCGATGTATACGCGAATAGGACGCGAAAGTCCCAACCCGATTTGTTTAAGTTCTACAATCTTTCCGTTGTGCTGAAAAGTCTTGACTAGAAATTCTTTTTCAATCGTAGGATTTAGTCCATTGTCTTCATCCTTACGAATTTCAAATCCACCTGGAACCGGTTTAATAGACGAAATATCAACGCTGTTATCGGTAACTGCGTCAATTTGTTTCTGCATGGTTTCTAATTCTTGTTTACCAAGTACATTTCGCTTAATATCAACTGCATCTCCCTTTGCTTTAGTTGCTGCAACTAAAGAATGCGACTTTGCAAGTTCTGCCTTTGCCTTCATTGCTGCCATATCTTGCGTATCTTCATTACTTTTTGTCTTGATTGTTTTTGAAGATGGAGGAGGTAGAAGAGTGTTGCCGTTCTTCTTCTTTACACCAACAGTAGGAGGAGCAGAAGGAGCAAGGATATTTGCTTCTACTACTTCTTCTTGTTCACCAAGGATTTCCGATGCAATAGCCTGTTTACGAGATTCAAGTGAAGCAAATAACCGATTGCTTAGTTCTTGTGAGAGCAAAGACTTAAAGGAAATTGCATCCTTTTCGTTTACTGAATTTATTGCATTTGATATGTTGCTGTGATCCATGCTTGATCCTTATATTGGTGATCCTGTTGAAGGATACATTCCCTTATTGCGTTCCTCGGTCATTTGCTTATCCATCTCTCTCATTTCACCTTCTGTCATACCGAGAACTTGCGAACGGATCCAATAATGAGAATAGTACTTACCTATGTATTTTTCAAGTTCGTTCAGTTCCCCGCTACGCTGCTTGCGTAGTTCAGCATTCTTAGTTTCAACATAGTAAGAATCCTTTAAGTAATCTAAGAACAGGACTTCCTTGATACCATTCCAGTCATCAGGAGTAATGATGTTCTTGAGAAGAACCTGCTTGCGTAGAATATCAAGAATTAATTCGTTGAACTTTGAACGAAGACGAGTGATAAACTTTGAAAATTTAAGTTCATCGCGGTTGATTTCAGATGAACGACCAAGCGAAATACCCTTGTCCTGTTGAAGTCTACTGATAGGGACATTTAGAGCGTGATACAACTTCTTTTGGAAGTAGATGATATCTGCCAACTCACCAAGGTTCTGCGCGCCTGAAAGTGTGGTAATTTCAGTTCCCTTTGAGCCTTCACGGCGGGGTAGCCAATAGTCTTCAAGCATAGACATGAACTTACGGTCATCGCGGATTTCGCCAGTCTGTGCGTCATAGACCAACTTATTGCGATACCGATTCATAATGTCCTTGACATAGGCTTCTGCCTTGGTCTTTGGAAGATTGCCTACATCGATATAGAAGATTCGGCGTTCAGGTGCGCGAGAAATACGATAGATGACTACGGCATCTTCCATCATGCGTAATTGATTCAGCGGCTTAATAGCCTTGTGCATAAACCCAACAGTACGGCGATACCGACTATCAAAT